CCTTTGCAACTTGTGCGCTTGCACCAAAAGAGATTAAAAGAATCGCTAAAATTAAAAACTTTTTCATTGTTGTAATTATTATAATTTTGTAATGTTTTTATTTGATAATTAAAAAAAAGTAGAGAGGTATTTTTTCAACCCCTCTACAATTTATTTACTTTTTAAGGTTGTACTACCTCTGTAATAGCTTCCTTAACTCCGCTGATTGTTCCCTTAACTACGGTTGTAGCATCAGAAACATACATCACTTGTCTTTGGCGAACACGTACAGAGCTTTCGTCTGTTTGCCATTCAGAAGTTACGGTTGTGATAGAACCTGGAGCGCCAACAACTTGTACACCTTTGTACCAATCGGTTTGTGTTGACTTGTAAACCGCAAATTTAGCGAACTTTTTGGCCCAGCAGATAAACTCATCGTTTTCCAGAGTGTTATCAACAATTTTGGTTACATTTCCAAAGATTGAATCAATAGGGATTGGAGTACCGTTTGAGTTTCTCAAGTCACCAAGCAATGCCCATTGTGAAGAGTTAAGAGCAAAACAGATTTCTGATACCCTACGACCCAATTTTTGTTGAACCATGTCTATAATGGCAATGATAGCTGTTTTTTCGTCTGCTCCTACTTTAGTACCGAAAGCAACGTTTGCATAAGTAGCGGCCACACCTTTCAAAAGAACGATTGCAGCATCATTTTCAACACTTGCCAAATTTTCTAAGGCTTCGCTTTGAATTTCTGCTTCAAGTCCCGGATTATCTTCTAAATCCTCGTCTGCAATACCTTTCACAACACCAGCATAAGTTGAAACCTCAACGGCTGTTTGCGATCCTAAAGTGATAAGTTCTGGTTTGATTCCGTGGTTTACTACGATAGCACACGCACCGCTGTCTAATCCAAATTTGCGAACCTTTACAGAGGTGCGATTTGTTGAAGAGATGGTAAAACCACCAACTACACCAATAACAGGGCGGTAAATTTCCACATTGTCAATTTCTGATTCAGGAGTCCAAGCAGTAACATCAACGCCAGCAGAGTAAGGTTTGTGACCGTCCAACACAGTAGCATCTTTGTTAGCTTTCAATTTCAACAAAGACATTTTGGCAGAGAATTTCTTTTCTGATTTTGCTTTGATTTCTATTTTAGCTTGAAGTTTAGCAATCATTGCCTGTACATTGGCTTCCATTTGTTGACCAGCAGTTTCAGCAACAGAGTTCAAAGTCTCAACGGCTTTCGAAAAGATTGCAGCCAATTGCTCATTTGTTGCAGCTTCGTCGGCAGCTTCAAGTTCAGCAATCATTGTTGTAACCTCAGACATGATTTCATCGAGCTTTGTTTTTTGCTCAGGTGTAATCGAAGCTTGTGCCAATTTAGCGGTTAAAGCCGCTTTCTTTTTGTCAAGAATAGTCTTAACAGAGATTAAATGTTTGTTCATTTTGCAAAATGGTTTTTATTATTAGTAACTCAAAATTTCAATATCGAAGTCGTCAGACTGTTTTTGTTGTGCTTTAATGGATGCTTGTACTGTAAGAATGTCAGCTCTTAAATCGGCTGGGATTCCAACAAGTGACACCTCACATAATGCGCCCTCTACTATTTCCCAAATTCCGTTCTTGTCGTTCCACATATCTTTTATTGGTGCAATTGTTGGGGAAGCCCCCTGTAATGTTCCGCTTTTCAATTGCGGTATTACGACATCCCGAACGAAAGGTATGTCATCCAAAAAAAGTTTTGCTTTTAGAGTTCCGTTTGATACTTCAAATTCACGCCACTGCCCGATTAAGTTTTCTTCATCGTGTTGATAGCATGCAGGAATATATTTCTTTGCTTTGGCAATGCGAGCTAAAAAGGCATCAAGTGAACCATCCAAGGCAACCCATCGGTTTTCATTGGCTACACCAAAGTGTAAGATGATAGCTTCTACGAACTTACCACCCTCATTCACTGAAACAACTTTACCAAAGTATTTTTGTGCGTTATCCATTTGTTGTCTTGTTTAATTGTGGCACACCCACAAATGTAATTTCGTAATTTTCGGCATTCCTAAAGCTCAATAGTTGTTCTTCAATTTGATTAATCCATCCGTAAATTAACCCCTTGTAGTCAGAGTAAGTTTGAATTATTGCAGCTTCCTTGTTGGCATATATTGCACCACTTTGGATCATGTCTTCACTGATTCCGTAAATGCGTGCGATTGTACCAGTAGCATCCTTTTTGTTTTGAAGTAGTTCTAAGTCCTTAACAGGAATAACAACACCGCTGTAAGTCATTGGGGTTTCAGTAACGATAAATTTTCTTTGACCTTTTTTAGTACCAAATAATTCACGCATTGCCTTGTATAGCTTTTCGGCTGCCCCTGGTTTTACAATCGTATCTTTAGCAGGGGAAAACATCCCAAGTACACCCCTCTCATCAATCACGCTAAACATTGAATCGGTTACAACACCATACATTTCGAGTGCTTTATGTGCTGCCACCCTTTGAGTATAACCACTAATTAAGTAAGCGGGGTCAATAAGCTTAACGCTTCCACTTATTCGGCTCACGCTTAAGATTGCTTGTCCATCGTCCGACATTCTTAAAAAGCACTGCCCAGAATTATGAAGCTCGAAAAAAATATCAATCAAATTCTTTTGAAGCGATTGGCAAAGTTTAGTTGATAAGCCACCATAACGGATTGTGGCATTTGATAAAATGTTCGTTACCGTTCTGGTCAAATCATATACTAAAGCCTTTTCAAATTTACGCTCCTTACTTGTACTAATACCCCTTATAGACTCATTTTCAGCACAAGAGATTTGCTGCTCAAGTGTTGAACTTCCATCAATATGGGCTTTATGTACTAATTTGGCGTAAATCATGGCACAAACGTAATAAAAATTTAGACAATATCAAAGTTTTTTAACAATATCTTTGCACCACGTGCCAAACAATCGGGCGCATCGTCATGTTCGGCATTCGGAAAGTCTACACATTGGTTGATAAATTCAATCATTTTACCACTTCGCACGAACTTGAATGTTTTGGCAGTGGATGAATAAACGATAATGTCAGCTTCTTTCTTGTCGGAGTTCGACACCTCGAAAATTGAACCATCATACAGCTCTTTGGCTGCCTTGGTTACTACCCCACTTGTTCCGTTCTTTTCTGCATAGTGGTCGATACGTTTTCCGTACTTCAAATCCCATGCTTTTAATTGCTCAATGAATCCAGCCGTTTTTGCGAACTGACTAAATATGCAATCAATGACCCAGACTTGGTTATTTTTTAACCCAAACAAAAGGGAGGCGAAATAATCAGCACCAACACCCAAAGATGGGTCAGAGTAACTTATCATGTAATCAAATTTATCGGGCATCTCGTCCCTTATATCGAAGTCAGAAAGCTCGTAAGCCTTACCACTCAATAGGGAATAATTACCACAATAGTAAACCTCGTACGCATATTTTTCGGGGCTTCCATCCTCTGCAAATTCACCGTTCTTTTTCAAGTCAGCGAACCACTGCAATTGATTTTCAGAAAGGTATGGGTTATCTTGCCAAGTTGAATGGTGTATGTTAGTGCCGAGTGCATTTATCTTATCAGCTGCCCAGAATTTCTTAACAGGGTTGAAGTCAATAAATTTACGACCACTAGCACGACCCAATAAGTTCGCCACAATTTCGGGTATGCCGTCCGCTTCATTAACAAATACGTTTACCCGGTTACGCTTTGCCTCACTTTCGGAAGTCACAACTTCAAATACCCATTCTGATCCATGTAAGTTCAACTTGGTTGGACGTTCCGGTATGTGAATGTCCGGAGCGTACTCAGCCAAAATCTTTTTCATGTCAGCAAAAGCACCATGTTCTAGCATCTTGTGGGATGGCGCGATGATATTCAAATCGAACCGTCCTAGCCTTGTCTGCAAATAAGCCCATTTAAGGAAGTTGTAAGTCTTTCCCGACCTACTACCACCCTCTGACAAAGTCCAGTCATGACCGCTCTCAAAATGTCTGTAATGGCTTTCTATTGTGGAGTCACGTAATAGTAGCGTTACCCTCGTAAATTCTTTCTCGTCAACCTCATCAGCTTTATTGGCTGCGTTCCCAACCCCAGTATCAGAATATTTTTTGGGCTGCATTCTAGCCAGTGCCCATTTTCTTGTATCAATGCGAACCCTCTTATCTTGAATTGCAGCAGAATCAATGCAAGTACCTGCTTTTGTGTCCATCCTTTCTGGGGATTCATCGGCAATGTCAAACATTTCTTCAAAGAGTAAAATAGCTCTCTGTTCGGTTGCTCGCGCGTATTGTACGGACTTCTTTTCATCGTTTCTCAACCACTCAAAGAACGTTGAATCGTCTAATTTAACTTTTGTTAAGGCTTTTCTAAGTGATAAACCAGCGATTAAATGACCGCAAATGCTGTCAAAAATTCGAGTTCTATCTTTTTCAGAGTAAGCCATATTCTTTTTTATTGGTTTTATTGGTTGCAAATATAGGCATAAAGTTGTGGGATTTACAAATTTTAGTATTAAATATTTGGTTTAAGTGAAAAGCAATGAATATAGTCTGATATTTTTTCATTTCTAACCTTGTAGTCTACTATGAATACTTCATTAACTGCTAAAGGAGATATTTCCACACCCGACCAT